GCGCGGGTGACCAAACCCAGCCGTGAGACTGGCCTGGCACCTGCCGATGCGGTCGTTTTGATTTGGGGGAGGGTGTTTAAGTTATGAGCCGTTGCAGATCAATGGACTTTCAGAAACCTATAGCCGGATGTGGCTGACGATATTGCGAGGAAATTCAGTTATGGCTGCACAGACCGTCGGAGATGTACATTCCTCCTTCCATTCCTTAGAAATCGTATAGGTACAAATCCATGGTCGGAAAAATTGAGCCGCGTTATGGCGCGGAAGTTTATATTTCGGAAGCAGGAAAGATCTGCATCAAACAGGATCAAGGGGCACGTGAGGAGTTCACATTAATATTCGAAGAAGATGAGGTTGATAGCTTAATCGATCTGCTCGTTCAGGCTCGGCAAGACATGGCAGAGGAGCGTCGGGTAGCAGATGAAAACGAGAGCAACTGACGCTATTTTAAAATTGTTGACCGGCCTCAGTGCTTTCTAGTGGGATTTGGTCAGCAGATTGCCGCGACCGGTCGAAGCTTTTCCGATCCCTTGCGGCTGATCTTGAGTTCGTAACCACCCCGGCGTGACTCGGGGATTTTCCTGTCTCGCCTCATTGCCTCGTCGTCCAGAACCGCGTGCAGAACGATCACTGACATGAACATGAGGCAGAGCGGGGAAATGATCTGGCGGCGCATGGCCTCGGCGATCATCGCCGTCTGGCGACTCACGCCCAGCTTGAACATGGCGACGGACAGGCGCTTCACGACGGTGCCCGGCGCAATGCCGAACGTCCGTGCGATTTCCTTTGCCGTGCAGCCTTGGGCGACTGAAAGTAGAAACTGCAACTCTCGCGGCGCAAGTCCACGGCCGAGGTGGCCTTTCCATGCCCCGTTAACGATGGTGGTATCCATTCTGTTCACTCGGTGGTTGTCATCCCAAAGCACCCGGCAAGCCAGGTGCTTCAGTGATGCTTTCCAAAAGTCGTTCCGTTCTCTGTAAAGAGCTCTGTCCAGTCGGTCCCGCTTTCCGGGGCTGGGAGATCATTTCGCTGATCCCGTGCTATCTGGCGGCTTCACCAGTCATTTCCATAACATAAGTTATGAAGCAGATCATAACTCAGGTTTTATCTGTGTCAATAACCTTGGTTATATTTTTTTCATGAGTGGCGCGCGACTGTTTTCCGGAGTACGGATGTACTCTTTTAAACTGCGGGCACAAAAAAACCCGCTTTCAGCGGGCTTCAGGGGGCGGTTAGCGGATCAGGGGAGAACGCTCATGGTACGAACTGCCACGCCGATTATTTTGCAGTCTTCGTCTAATTTAATCATGGGATAGGAATTGTTCAGCGGTTTCAAGAAACGTACTCCACCGTCTTCAACAAGCTTCTTAAAGGTAGCTTCATTGCTCCCTGACAGCTTGGCCACAACCAGTTTGCCAGGCTTAACGTCGGCGTCTGTGTCCACGAGGATAAACTGGCCCTCCGGAACACTAATACCGCCCGAAGCGGTCATCGAGTCGCCTTTCACCTCAAGCCAGAACGCTGGGCCTTTCGCCTGATAATCGGAGAGTTGGTAGGAGTCAGGCGCCCCCACTGGGTAGGGCTCGGTCGCCTCAACCCATGCGCCTGCTGATACCCAGCTGATGACCGGGTACCGGTAATAACGCTCGGGCTGACGAGCATTCCCGACGTTGCTTCCTTCATTCGGAATCGGACTCGGCTTACCACTGGTCAGCCACTCGGCAGAGACTCCCAGCGCTCTTGCCAGCTCGACCATTTTTTTGGACGTGAGATTACGCCCGCTTTCCAGGTGCTGGATTGTTACCTGGCTAACGCCTGCTTTCTCCGCCAGCTGATGCTGGCTGAGTCCCAGCGCTGTGCGCTTGGCGAAAACACGGCTGGCGAGTGTATCGGTTCGGTCATTCATGGGTTGAAGGGTAAAACAAGCGTTATTGCCCATCAAATAACATGTGTTTGCTTGTTCTATAACTTGAGTTATCATTTTCGGCACGACTCACTGAGGCACGCAGACATGCCCGCAAAAGAAAGACCTGTTGAAACGGTAGTCCGCCTCGCTGGCGGTCAGGCGAAGCTCGCTCGCCTGTGCAGCACGAGTCAGCCTCGAATCTGGCAATGCATTAACCGCAATCAGAAGGTGCCTGCCGATCTGGTTATCCCATTCGAGAAGGCTGTCGACGGCAGGGTGACGAGACATGAGCTTCGACCGGATCTGTACCCGGTCGAAGAACAATCCACAGCTCAAGCGTCCGCCTGACACGAATTATCAGCTCAGGCGGGAAGGGTGGGTAGTACAGCGGATTAGCTGTTGATTCATCCAGTGCCAAATTTCAGGCAAAAAAAAGCCGGTGGCTAGACCGGCTTCTTCACAACTTGCGAGACAGATTATGCATACGAAACTTACGCCGAGCAATAGCGAGACCAACTCATCAGTTGCCCAGCTTCTACAAAATCTGATGCGTCAGTTCTTGGAGTGCAGCGAGTGAGCACGGTAATCATGAGCCTTTGCTGGCCTCTGCAGGGAATGAGTCCTGCGCAAAAGTCAGTCCTCGTCTCACTTGCAGACAACGCGAGCGATGAGGGTGTGTGCTGGCCTTCCGTTTCTACGATCGGCATCAGGACCTGTCTTTCTGAGCGCGCGGTACGCAACGCTTTGCGCTGGCTCGAGGATGCGGGGATTCTGGCGAGCAACCAGCGATTTGGCCGGTCAACCTGGTACACAATAACCCCGGCAGCATATGCCCCCGGCACCAAATGCCCCCCGGCACCGGATGCCCCATCACCCCGGCAGGATATGCCCCCAACCCCGGCACCAAATGCCCCCAGAACCGTAAGGGAACCGTCAGGTGAACCGTCACATGATGGAGATCCTGCTCCGAGCTCTCCGAAATGTCCTGTTCAGGAAATCGTAGATGCGTTCAATCGACTGTTGACCCCAGTCCTTCCTGCTGTGGTTCTACTTTCTGAAACCCGCAAAAAACAGATCAAGGCGCGTTGGAACCAGAGCCCTGTTCACCAGAGCATGGATTTTTGGGTCGAGTACTTCGCCATTGTCGCTGAATCCGACTTCCTGATGGGCCGAACGGGCGGCAAGAACGGCTCTGTCCCGTTCCGTGCCAGCTTCGACTGGTTGATCGCACCGAGCAACTTCGTGAAGGTCGTCGAGGGTAATTACAGTGCGTGACCCCTACAGCCTTGAGGCCGAACACAGCGTGCTGGGCGCGATGCTTTTGCGACCTGAATTGATCGATGTTCTCTGCGCAGACTTGGCGGTCGACGACTTCTACTTTGAGGACAACGCCGCGATTTACCGTGGAATCCTCGCCCTACACGCCGAAAGCAAGCCTGTGGACGCAGTTACCGTTGGCGTGTTCATTGGTGTTCTGGCGGATGGCGTAAGCGCTATCAGCTATGCCGCCGATATCGCCAAGAATACCCCCAGCGTTGCCAACGCTTCGTCGTATGCCGCCACTGTGCGCGAGCGGAGCCTGGATCGCGCCATGATACAGCTCGGTTCGCGAATCAACGATATCGCACATAGTGATCAGCCTACGCCGGACAAGGTCGCAGCCATTCAGACCGAGGCTCTGGCCATCGACGGTAAGACTGCCACGGCGGAGGTGATCAAAGCCCAGGACATTCTGGATGATTACATCGAGGTGTTGCAGGCGAGGGCGGATCGCGGAGAGGGTATCGATGGGCTGTCTACAGGTATCGCGGACCTCGACCAGAAGCTGCAAGGGCTCAAGCCTGAGCAACTGATCGTCATTGCTGGCCGGCCCGCAATGGGCAAGACGACGCTTGCTATGAACATTGCCTCCCATGCATGCATCCGCGAGCAAAAGAGCGTGATGGTGTTCAGTCTAGAGATGAACCAGAACGGCCTGATGGATCGCTTGATGGCTTCCGAGGGGAAGGTTCCGCTGCAATTGATCAAGAGCGGCAAGGCACCGCATACACACGGTGCCGAATTGATGGGGGCAGCAGCCAAGATCAAGCACGCCGATCTGTACATCTCAGACCGAGCCTCGATGACGATCAACCGGATAAGGTCAGCAGCGCGCCGCCATAAGCGCCAGCGTGGCTTGGATCTGATCGTTATCGATTACCTGCAACTGATGGAATCTGATTCTCGGACGTTCAGCCGTGAGCAGGAAGTAAGCCACATGACCCGTAGCGCCAAGTTGATGGCCAGGGAACTGGGTGTGCCTGTAATCCTGCTCAGCCAGCTTTCACGTAAGTGCGAAGAGCGCCCGAACAAGCGGCCTCTGTGTTCCGACCTGCGTGAGTCCGGAGCGATTGAGCAGGACGCCGACATTATTTTGTTTGTGTATCGCGATGAGGTCTACCACGAACACAGCGAAGCCAAAGGTATCGCCGAGATAATTATCGGCAAGGGCCGGGATATTGAAACGGGCACTGTGAGAGCTGCATTCCTGGGCCAGTACAGCCGATTTGAACAGCTCGCTTCAGGGTGGGTAGAGCAGCAACCAAGACCAGCCAAGGTCGCAAGCCTTGCAGATCGTTACAACAAGGACCGGTTCTGATGACTCGACAAACGAAACTCACCAAGGCCGCACGTGATCGCGACTGCCAGATCCGCTACCCCGGCTGCTCCAGCGAGTCCTCGACCACAGTGCTGGCGCATTACCGTCTTGCTGGCACCTGCGGAATGGGGCTGAAGCCGAACGACCTGCAGGCGGCCTGGGCTTGCGCCTACTGCCACGACATTGCTGATGGGCGCCTTCGTGCACCGGCGGTGCTGAGCCGTGAAGAAATCCGTCTGTTCCATGCCGAGGGCGTCATGCGCACGCAAGACGCGCTGATCCGCGAAGGGAAGGTGTCACCATGAAGCCGGCAGAAATGATGCTCTTCAAGCCGAAGCGCACGCGCCCCAAATCCGTCGACCGCGAGGGCTTGGAGCAGGCCTCGCTGCTTCGCGAACTCAAACTGCGTATGCCACTGGTGGCGGCGCTGATCTACCACGTTCCCAACGGTGGCCACCGGCACAAGCTGGTCGCGATCAAGCTGAAAGAGCAGGGCGTGCGCGCGGGTGTACCCAATCTGGTGCTGCCGATGGCGCGCGGCGGGTATTTCGGCCTGTACATCGAGTTCAAGGCCACACCGCCCAATGACGCGGCTGTCTCGGGCAGCCAGTACGAGTGGATACGTCAGCTCAACGCCCAAGGCTATCTGACGATCATCTGCCGTGGACACTTCGACGCGATGGAGCAAATCCGCGCATACCTGCGACTTCCTCAGACCGTGGTGGCAGCATGAGCCAGACCCTGCTTACCTCGTTTTCCGACGCTGAAATCAGGCGTCAGGCCGCGAATTCTTCTGTCCGGGATATGCGCGACGCTCGTTACCCAGGCGTGTATTTCCGCTTTCACCAGAATCGTGATCGCGGGACGTGGCACCTGGTGGTGGGCAAGAAGTGGGAGAAGATCGCCGGATTTCCAGAGCTGCCTGTGAAGGGACTCATCAACGCGCTGCCGAAAATCCGTGAGCGTCTGGCGACTGACCCGAAGGCCTCGGCCGCCGCCGGCACGCTGCAGACTGTTGGCCAACTGCTCGAATGGTTCATGGTCCGGCAGTCCACCGAGCGCAGCCTGTCGGCAAAGCGCCGGGCCACAAACACCTCGATCATCACCTGCCACCTAAAGCCGCGCCTGGCTGATCTGCTCATTGCTGACGTGGACCGGTCCACCTTGGACAAATTGGTGATGTGGCCCATGCAGGCCGAAATGTCGCTGTCATATGTCCGGCTGATGTGGGGCGTGCTTGTGGTCGCGTTCCGCCAGGCCGAGAAACTGCGCCTGATCGCTCAAAACCCGGTAGCCGGGTTCAAGTTCACGGACTTCACCAAGGCGCGCATCCTGCCGAAGCCGTCGCGGCTGCGTGCCGTCCAGTTGGAAGAGGTATTGGGTGAGCTGGCCGTTGGGTTCGATCAGCACCCGCAGGACTGCATGTTGGCCCTTATGATGCTCTGCCATGGCACTCGCGCCGGTGAGACGAGGCAGGCCCGCTGGTCGCACCTGACACTGGGCGAGCAGGGCGAGTGGTTCATCCCCGCCGAGAACACCAAGACCCGCTGTGAGCATCGTCTTCCGCTGACCCAGCAGGTATGCGCGCTGCTAGAGCGGTACCGGGCTTGGCAGTCGTCGAAGGGCTACAAGGGCGCCTACATGTTCCCGGCTCGCAACCGTGGACCGATCAGCGACAGCCAGGCCTGCGCCGTGTTCGCTCGCTTGGGCAAGGGCGAGTGGACGAGCCACGACCTGCGCAAAGTTGCCCGGACAGGCTGGACCGATCTGGGCGTCGACTTCCTGATTGGCGAGATGCTGGTGAACCACACCCTGACCCGCAACGTGCAGACGTACATCCATACCTCGGCCGAGCTGCTCAAGCGTGATGCCTTGAACAAGTGGCACGAGTGGTTAGACGGGAAAGGCTTTGGCCGCATTCACGGCTCGACCCTGACTAGAAACGAAAATTCGCAGAATGCCGCCGAGGCCAATACCGGCGCGGCTTCCACCCCGATCACGAATCCATAAAAGGCGAGGTTTGAAAATGAACGAAATCATCGTCTGCCCTACATTTCTCATCGCCAAGGCCCTGTCCCGTCTCAATACCTTTTATTGGTTTTGGGATCACTACCGACATAGCCCGATCCCGCATCAGCGCCGCCATGCCATTGCTGCAAAGGCTCACGGGCTTGTCTGGTACGACAGGACCTTTGCTCGTTCGGAGGTTTCACCGATATGAAAAAGAGTCATGGCCCAGCGTTCCGCGCCGCCCAATTTGACCTGTCCCAGTGCCCGGCCTGCCGGGGCCGCGCAGTGATCAAGGGTGTTTTCCACGAAATGGCATGTGCGCAGTGCAGTGCCTCGGGCTGGGTCGCCGCCGATACGGGTGAAGCGCTGCCGCTAGACGTGCTGGTAACGCAGTTGAGCATGCGCCTGCAGGCCGCTGATCGGCAGATTGAACAATTGAAGCGACCGGCCCGGATGACTGGACCTGCCGTCATTTATGACCAGAACAACCGCCGCGGTGCCGGTGGATCGAATTACACAGGGGATTGATCATGATGACTCGCAACACGCTGCACCGCCCGCTGGGTGAAACTGAAAACATGCTCGAGCAGTGGGGATATTGGCGGATGGATGGTATGGGCGTGCCCAGTTACGCATCGCCCACGCTCGCCCTGATGCGGGATGCCATGCCAATGCCAGGTAAGTCATACGTGATCACCGACGAACTTGCCGGCCTTGTGGACGCAGCCGTGGCTGGCTTGTGCGGTCGTCACCAGCAGATGGGCGATATGGTCTGGTTCTACTACGGCGCGAAGTGGCCAGCGATCCGTGTTGGTCGCCATTTCGCTATGAGCGAAGGTAAGGCCCGCGAGCTCATCAAGGCCGGTGCAGCCTGGGTGGATTGCTATCTAGAAGGAATTCGAGCGGCAGCTTGAAAAAAGAGTTGTCCATATGGAATAGCTCTGTTTTCATGGCACGGTGTTCAGCTGTTCCAGCGCGGCACCCCTGACTAAAGCCCGGCCATTGTGTCGGGCTTTTTGCTATCTGTGTAAAGGTCGCACCGTTGGCATAATGATTTTTAAAGCCAAGGGGTCATAGGTCATGATTTGGATCCAATGTGATAGGATTCGCGGAATTATTCGCGAGGATTGTCATGGAAAGTATTACGTTCGTTTTAGCTGTTTTGTCGTCCCTAGTTGGACAGTTGTTCACATTGGTGATTGCTGCCATCGCGACCTATTTATCTTTCTGGGGTCGCAACCAGACATACTCTAGGCACGCCGGCTGGATAATCACCTTAGCTGTGTTCTTGGTTCTATGGGCGATTTTTCCCAACGGGTACCACACAGTATTTCCGCCAGAGACGATGAGATATTTCGGCGGCGGCCTTGCCCCGGAAGGGCCTAACTATGAGGCGTTGTTTATAGCCGATTTGGTTTGGACAGTTGTCGGCTGGGGCATTGGTCTGTGGCTCTGGAGCTACGGACGCAATGACTGACTTATCGATCATAAGCACGTCCCCATTCAGGATGTCGCTTAGGTAAACCTCGTTAGTGCGAGGTTGTTATTGATTGTTGAGGCTCGCCAAATTGGCGAGCCTTTTTCGTTTATAGACCCCCGAAAGGGCCAAGACCGGATGCGCACTATGCCCGACAAGCCAGACACCTGGGCCAAGCTCTGGATGGCCCTTTCGAATCCACTATGGCAGGGCGCGATCATGGCAATCATCGTCTCTCTACTGCGCATCCTTTACGACGCAAAAGAAACCAGCAAACGCCGGATCTTCTTTGAAGCGTTGATCTGTGGTGCGCTCAGCCTCGTGGCTTCGAGCCTGATCGAGTGGATGGCCTGGCCGCCCAGCCTTTCAGTCGCTGCCGGTGGAACGATCGGCTTCCTCGGCGTCACTGCCATTCGCGAGTTGGTCACGCGGTTCATTGGCCGGAAGGTGGACATCACATGAAGGCTATCGCCGCTGCAATCATCATCGGCCTGGTGGGCTTACTGCTCGTCGGTATCCAGCAATACCGCATTGTTGCCCTCAGTGGCGCCATGCAGCTGGAGACGAAGAGCAAGAATGACGCTATCGCCGCCAATACCGAAAGCCAGGCAACCATCACCACGCTGCGGGCAGAAGCCCAGCGCAATGCGGCCTATCTGAAGGATCTAAATCAACGGATCAAGGCCAGCGAAGACAAAGCCAAACAGGCGAGGAAAGACTTTGAAGACCTCAAGCGCAACAGCAAGCCGGTTCGTGATTGGGCTTCTCAGCCTTTGCCTGACGGCCTGCGCGGCAAGGCCAGTGGTGGTAACAAAAACGTCGGCCGTTCGAATTGAACCCCCTGAGCTGATCCCTTGTGAGCGCATCAATGCTGATGAAGCTGATCTGCGGCTGAATGGTGATGTGTGGGAGCTGAAAGATCAGGCCATCAAACTGCTGGATACCTGCGCTGATCAAGTCGACGCGCAGATCCAGCGCAGTCAGAGCAAATAGCCAATGCCCACCGAACAAGAAGCTGCCCTTGCCCGCTTGCTTGGAAAGGTGTGGAACGCCTACCTAGCGCTGCCTGTTGAGCATCCAATGGATCAGCAGGAGTTCTGCACAGCCATCCATCGGTGCCAAGACATGGTGCTTGCTCGAAGCGGTCGACGTGAACTGAACGGCAAAGGAGCAGAGGACGATGGCCTGTAGTGGATGCGCCGCACGGCGTGACTGGATCAAGAAGTGGAGCAAGGTGGCACATGAACGAGCACAGCAACTCATTGCTAAGCCAGATCCTGGCCGAGCAGATGAAGCAGACCCAGCTGCTGCAGAGCCAGACCGATCTGCTGCAGCGGATGGCAGAGCAACAGCTGACCCTGATTGACGCCCTTGCAGACAGCGAGCCGGAAGACCCGGACGCCGAACCCACGCACTACATGGACGGCACGCTGATCCCAGGTCGTAGCTTATGACACTGAAAGCTATCAAACCTAGGTTGAAAGAGATTCAGGGTCGGCAGCTCAAGTCGGTGAACTCCGACTCATGGCGAACGGGCAAGACCACAGCAGCTCAGCGTGGGTACGACTCAAAGTGGCAGAGGGCTCGCCTGATGCACCTCAACGCACACCCCCTGTGCGTCTACTGCGAGCGCAACGGAAGGGTGGCAGCTGCTACGGTGGTGGACCACGTAATCGCCCACAAAGGCGATATGGCGCTGTTCTGGGATCGGTCAAATTGGATGTCTCTTTGCACCACTTGCCACTCATCCGTTAAGCAAGCCGAAGAGGCTAAGTCAAGAAGTTATTAGTACCATTCGTCGGTCGGAGGCTGCTGGCGGACGCTCTGTCCAATTGGGAATTATTCCTATCCATATCGGCACTGTTTTGGTGCGTCTCCAAATCCCTCGAACAGGGGGGGGTATCAAAACGTCGGGAAACATTTTGCTAAAGACCACTCACCCTCCCATCGAGAGATTTAATTCCCCTTAACAGGATCCGTTAACTATGGCGTTAACCGAACAAAAGCGCCGGTACGCCGAAGCGCGGCTGTCCGGTGAAGGCAAAAAGCAGGCAGCTATAAGCGCTGGTTGCCCTGTAAAGACTGCATCTCAAGCTGCATCAAGGCTCGAAAAAGATCCCGAGGTCCAGGCAGCGATGGGACGGGCAACCGTTGTTAAGTCCGCGCCGAAGGTCGAGTTACCCACGGGTGACCCCGACCCCTATATCCCCCAAGCAGCAGACGACCCGCTCGTATTCTTCAAATCGATGATGAACGATCTGGTAGCCCATCCGAAGCTGCGCTTGGAGGCCGCCAAAGCCTTAGCCTCATTCACGGTGCCAAAGCCTGGAGAGTCGGGCAAGAAAGAACAAAAAGCAGATGCCGCCCAGCGGGTTGCATCCGGCAGGTTCAAAACCAGCGCGCCACCCCTTCGATCGGTGAAATAAATGGAATGGTCCACGGCCTGCCTGGATTGGGAAAGGCGGATCGTGGCGGGCGAGTCCCTGATTCCGTTTTCTCCCCTCTATCCGAGCGAAGCCGAAGCGGCGCTGGATATCTTCAAATCGTTACGAGTTGTCGACGTACCTGGTCAACCGTCGTTTGGTGAGTGTTGCGAGCCTTGGGTGTTCGACTTTGTGGCTGCCATCTTTGGTGCCTACGACGCCGAGACCGGCAATCAAAAGATTCGAGAGTTCTTCCTGCTGATCAGCAAGAAGAACGCGAAGTCCACGATCGCTGCAGGGATCATGGTGACCGCCCTGGTGCTGAACTGGCGGGACAACGAAGAGCTGCTGATTCTGGCTCCGACGATTGAGGTCGCGCAAAACAGCTACAAACCCGCCGCTGCGATGGTGCGTGCCGATGAGGAGCTCAGTGAGTTACTGCATGTTCAGGACCATATTCGGACCATCACTCATAGGGTGACGAAAGCCGCGCTAAAGGTGGTTGCCGCTGACTCCGACACAGTGTCGGGTAAGAAGTCCGGGAAAATTTTAATTGATGAACTCTGGGTTTTCGGGAAGCGGCCGAACGCGGACGCGATGTTGATGGAGGCGACCGGAGGCCAGGTCTCGCGTGACGAAGGCTGGGTCATCTTCCTTTCCACCCAAAGCGACGAGCCTCCAGCCGGAGTGTTTAAAGAGAAGGTCGACTACTTCAGAAACGTCCGAGACGGACTGGTGGTCGACAACAAATCTTTGGGTGTGATTTACGAATACCCCAAGGCTATGATCGAATCAGGGGCTCACCTGAAACCGGAGAACTTTCACGTTCCCAACCCGAACATGGGAAGGTCGGTCAGTCGAGAGTGGCTGGAAGATCAGATCCGTAAAACGTTGGATAAGGATGCTGGAGCCAGAAACAAGTTTCTCGCCAAGCACCTCAACGTCCAGATCGGGTTGGCACTTCGAAATGATCGCTGGGCGGGCGCAGACTTTTGGCTTGCAGCAGCCGAGCCGGGGCTCACACTAGATAGTCTGATTGAGAAGTCAGAAGTGATCGTAGTCGGCATCGACGGCGGCGGGCTTGATGACTTGCTCGGGTTGAGCCTAATAGGTCGCGAAATCGGCACTCGGCGCTGGCTGCACTGGGCACATGCTTGGGCGCACAAAATAGTGCTTGAGCGCCGCAAGGACATCGCGCCCGCGCTGTTGGATTTCGAGCGGCAAGGCAACCTGACCATTGTTGATAAGCCAGGTGATGACGTTCAGCAGGTCGCTGATGTGATCTGTCGCATCAACGATCTTCAACTACTACCGCCTGAGCATGCCATCGGCGCCGATGCCGCAGGTATTGGCGATATCGTCAACGAACTTCAGGCCCCTGGGCGGGGAATCGTTGAAGAGCAAATAAACGCGGTATCCCAAGGCTGGAAACTCAACGGCGCAATCAAGACCACTGAGCGGAAGATCGCAGGAGGCGAAATGGTTCATTGCGGCACGCCCCTAATGAACTGGTGTGTAGGCAATGCCCGGGTTGTAGCGGTCGGCAACGCCGTGACGATCAACAAACAGGTGAGCGGCTCGGCAAAGATTGACCCGCTGATGGCGACGTTCGATGCCGTAACCATGATGGCGCTCAACCCTGAGCCGATGAAAAAGAGATTTCAGATGTTTTTCGTGTAGCCCATGGCTACGTAACCAACCCGCCTTGAGCGGGTTTTTGCTTTTCTGGGATACCGAAAATGAACAGAGCCTACAGCGTCCTTGAGATCAAGGCGGTAGATGAAGAAGCCAGGATCATCACGGGCATAGCCACCACCCCGGCCACAGACCGGATGGACGACGTGGTCGAGCCAAAAGGTGCGCAATTCAAGCTGCCGATCCCATTCCTCTGGCAGCACCGCCATGACGCCCCGGTGGGCAATGTCACAAAAGCTGTTGTAACCGCAAAGGGGATCGAAGTCACCGTTCAACTGGCGAAGATCGACGAGCCAGGCACCCTCAAAGACAGGCTCGATGAGGCCTGGCAATCGATCAAAGCTGGGCTGGTTCGAGGCTTGTCTATAGGTTTTTCGCCCATCGAGTCGGCAAACATCGACGGAAGTTGGGGCCGACGCTTCCTTAAGTGGGAGTGGCTTGAGCTTTCGGCCGTTACGGTCGCCGCAAATGCCGAGGCGACCATTCAGACCATCAAGTCAATCGACTTGAAGCAGCGGGCCGCGTCTGGCCACTCGGTGCTTCCTGTCGTGCATCTCGCTACACCCGCCGGCGCTTCGGCACCCGTTATCAAAACTTTCGAAATACCGAAGCCCGAGGAGGGCAACATGAACATTCAGGAACAAATCAAATCTTTCGAGTCCTCGCGAGCCGCCAAGGCCGCTCGCCTCGAAGAAATCATGTCCAACGCTGCCGACGAAGGTCGTACGCTGGATGCTGCTGAGTCGGAGGAGTACGACAACCTTGAAGGTGAACTCAAATCGGTGGACAGCCACCTGGGTCGCCTGCGTGGGCTCGAGAAGTCCATGGTTTCCAAGGCTAAGCCCGTCGAGCCGAACCGCGTGAACAGCATTCAGAAAGGGAATGAGTTCCGTGATAACGCTGTCATTCGTGTGGAGCGCTCGCTGCCTAAAGGCACCGCGTTTACCCGCTACGCGATTGCGCTGGCTCGCTCCAAGGGCAACCTGATGCAAGCGCAGGAGATCGCAAAGAGCTGGGAAGACTCCACGCCTGAAGTACTCACTGTTCTGAAAGCAGCGGTAGCGGCAGGCACCACCACTGACCCTGCCTGGGCAGCTCCACTGGTCGAATACCAGAACATGTCCAGTGAGTTCATAGAATTGCTGCGCCCTCAGACCATTCTCGGCAAAATTCAGGGCCTGCGACTGGTCCCCTTCAACATCAAAATGCCGGGCCAAACCTCTGGTTCCAGCGTTGGCTGGGTGGGTGAAGGCAAGCCAAAGCCGGTGTCGGCTCTGGCATTTGACACCACCACTCTGCGCTTCACCAAAGCCGCCGGTATCGTGGTGCTGACCGACGAACTGGTGCGCTTCAGCAACCCAAGCGCAGAGGCATTGGTGCAGACCGATCTGACTGCGTCGATGGCCGAGTTCCTGGACGTCGCGTTTGTTGACCCGGCAATTGCCGCGGTAGCCGATGTCTCGCCGGCCTCGATCACCAACGGCATTACGCCGATTGTTGCGAGCGGCACCACCGCCGAAGCTTTGAAAGCAGACGTGAAGCGCCTTTTCGCCAGCTTCCTGGCTGCCAACATGACCCCGGCTGGCGCTGTGTGGATCATGACTCCAACCATGGCGCTCACGATCAGCATGATGACGAATGCCCTCGGCCAGTCCGAATTCCCGGGCATCGACATGAATGGCGGCACCTTCATGGGGCTGCCGGTTGTTGTGTCGGAGAGCGTGCCTTCTAACCCAGGTACAGGCAATCCGGCCACCGGTGCAGGGCAGCGCCTGATTCTCGCTAAAGCCTCAGAGATTCTGCTCGCTGACGACGGCGGCGTGACCATCGACGTGAGCCGCGAAGCCTCCCTGCAGATGGACAGCGCGCCAGGCACTGGCTCTCAGGAGCTGGTCAGCCTCTGGCAGAACAACATGGTGGCTTTGCGCGCCGAGCGCTTTATCAACTGGAAGCGCCGTCGTCCATCGGCAGTCGGTTATATCGACTCGGCCAACTACGAATCCTGAGAACGGCGGGCCGGGGATTGCCCCGGCTTACCGCAAGGAAAGGAGGTATCAAAGTGAGAATGGTAGCGCTGAAGGAATTTCGGTACGCCGGTAAGCAGCTTGCTGCAGGCGATTCGTTCGAAGCGGTAGAGAAAGATGTGAAGGTGCTTCGCGCGATAAAAAACGCGCGAATGGACACCGAAGATTTTCTGCCGGCCGATTCGACTGAGGAAACATCCGGGTCGAAAAAGCGAGTCTACAAACGCCGGGACATGACGGCAGAATAAAACGTGGAGCCGCGATGAAATTTTTAACATTTGGCCGTGGCACAGAGGAAAAGTCGCTTCGGCCGGCTGATAATCGCGGCGGTTGGATCGGCGTTGTGCGAGAGGCATTCGCCGGTGCCTGGCAGAAGAATGTCGAGATCAATCAGGATACGGTTCTTGCCTTCTCTGCGGTATTTGCATGCATCACGTTGATCGCATCGGATATCGCGAAACTCAGGCTCAAGCTGGTCCAACTGACTGATGAGCGGATATGGGAAGAGACCACAAGCCCCTCGTTTTCCCCGGTGATCAAAAGACCCAATCATTTTCAAAACCGAATCCAGTTTTTTGAAACATGGTTTTTGTCCAAGCTCACGCAGGGCAATACCTACGCGATGAAACTGCGCGACGGGCGCGGCGTGGTGATCAAACTGTACGTACTGGATCCGCGCAGGGTGACGCCGCTTGTGGCTGATGATGGCAGCGTTTACTACCGCTTGCTCGCGGACAATCTTTCGACGCTTGAAGATGGGGTGGTGGTACCGGCCAGTGAGATCATTCACGATCGGATGAACTGTCTTTTTCATCCTCTGGTGGGCGTGTCACCCATCTATGCCTGTGGCCTCGCTGCCATGCAGGGCAATGCTATTCAAAACAACTCCGCGAACTTCTTCCGTAATGGGTCCAAGCCGGGTGGAGTGCTTACTGCCCCTGGTGCTATCGCAGACGACACTGCGAAGCGACTGAAAGAGCACTGGGACAACAATTTTTCTGGAGAAAACGCCGGACGGGTAGCGGTCCTCGGTGACAACCTGAAATATGAGGCCATGGCGATCTCTGCCGCTGACTCACAGCTGATCGAGCAGTTGCGCTGGTCGGCTGAGACGGTTTGCTCGGCATTTCACGTGCCTGGATACAAAGTCGGTGTTGGCGCTCAGCCAAACAACACCAGTGCAGAGATATCCAACCAGATTTACTACTCTGACTGCCTTCAATCGCTGATCGAGGCGGCGGAGCTTTGCTTGGATGAGGGGCTTGAGCTGCCAGCTCCGTATGGAACTGAGTTCGATCTCGACGGCCTTTTGCGTATGGACACGGCGACCCTCTACAAAGCAAACAACGACGCCGTCGGCGGCGGATGGATGAAGCCAAACGAAGCTAGGCGTAGAGCAGGTCTGGCACCAGTGGAGGGCGGTGACTCGCCCCTGGCGCAGCAGCAGAATTACTCTCTAGCAGCGCTGGCCAAGCGCGATTCGAAGGCCGATCCGTTCGGGAAAGCCCCCGATGCTGCTGCCCCGGCGGCTTCCGTCTCGGCACCACCGGCCCCGGAGTCTGACGATGATCTCGCTGACCAGGCGCGGATGCTCGCGCTACTGATAGAGAAGGAATTAACCATTGAACCTTCGTGAACTGGAAGCCCAGGCGAAAGCGTTCGCCCCAATGCTTAAAGGTGTTGTTGATCGGGCCATTAGTGCGTTTCGAGACTCGCTGGCGAAGGATCTGGACGACCGTGATCAACGGTTGCGCGCCGATGTCTTGCAGTCGCTGGAGGGGCTGTCCACTGATGTTGATGAGATCGCCAGAGCAGCCGCTGCTCTGATCACTCCGCCAGAGAATGGTAAGGACGCCGATCTGGAACAGATTCATCGGACCATTGTAGAGGAGGTAGCCAAGCTTCCCGTTCCAGCTGACGGAACTTCGGTGACGATTGATGACGTGCTACCTCTGATCGAGGACCAAGTGAAAACTGCCGTGGCCTTGATGCCGGTACCCAAGGACGGCAAAGACGCTGATCTGGAACAGATTCATCGGACCATTGCCGAGGAGGTGGGAAAAATCCCCAAGCCGGCGGATGGCGTATCCGTCACTGCCCAAGATGTTCTGCCTCTAATTGAGGAGCAGGTGAGTGCCGCTGTTGCCGCGATACCCGTGCCAAAAGATGGTGAGAGCGTCTCCATTGAGCAAGTGCAGCTGCTGGTTGACAACGCTGTAGCATCAGCCTTGGCTGCTATCGATCCTCCAAAGGCAGGCGAACCTGGGCGCGACGCAGCGCAGATAGAAATCGGTCCGGTCATCGATCCTAAAAAAAGCTATCCGCGCGGCTCATATGCCAAGCACTTGGGCGGTCTATGGCGAAGCTTCGAGGCCACGTCAGGCATGAGGGGGTGGGAATGCATTGTTGATGGCGTTGCCAGCCTTACCGTTGAGCAGGATGGTGAGCGAGGCTTCAAGGCTGTTGCTCAACTTTCCAGCGGCAAGACAGAAGAGAAAGCGCTTACGCTACCGGTCATGATTTACCGCGGAGTATTCACCGGTGCTTCTCACACACCAGGCGATACCGTCACGTGGGCAGGCAGTCTCTGGCACTGCGATGAGCCCACCAGCGACAAGCCCGGTGAGCTAAACAGCAAAGGTTGGCGACTGGCCGTCAAAAAGGGCCGAGACGGCAAGGATGGCAATCACGGCAAAGACCTGGTCAAAGGGGTATCCATCAAATGATGTTCATCACTCTGGAAGAGGCGAAAGACCACCTTCGTGTTGATGATGATGCTGAAGACAACGACATCGAGTTGAAGACGCACGCTGCCAGCGGTGCAGTTCGCAACTACCTGAAGTCGGCAGCGGATATCTACCTTGATGCGGGAGGCTCAGTCATTGCAGCTGCAGTACCTTACGAGGTCAAAGCCGCAACCATGCTTATGCTTGGATATCTGTACAAAGACCGCGACGAAAATTCGAACGGTGCTTTCGAGCAGGGCAACCTGCCGAAACCTGTGACCGCTCTGCTTTACTCGCTGCGCATGCCGGCGCTCGCATGAGCCTGAACGCAGGTCGCCTGCGCCATCGAATCGTATTTCAAACGCTCGGCACAACTCAGGATCCGAAAACCGGTGAAGAGGTCAAGGGCTGGATCACCGTGTGGGACAAGGTGCGTGCTTCAGTTGAGCCTCTAAGCAGTCGGGATCTGATCGCGGCTCAGGCCGCCCAGTCGGATGCCTCGGCCCGGATCGTCATTCGATACCGCGCTGGTGTGCTGCCGACGATGCGCATCCTGTTTCGGGATGAGGTGTACGCCATCAAGGGTCAGCCGATGCCGGACCCGGTTTCTGGGCTGGAATATCTGACCATTCTGGTTTCCAAGGGGGTGCTCAATGGCTAGTGAGGGAAGCGTCAACATGCGCGGCCTCGATGGCGTAGTGCAGAAGATGAGAGCTTTACCGGTGAAGCTACAGCGCTCTGGCATGCGCAAGGCCGCCCGGCGGGCCATGAACATCATGCGCGACGCGGTAAAGGCGAACGCCAAGGCAATGGACGATCCGGCGACTGCCGAAAAGATCTGGAAAAACGTCGTCACGCAGGAATCAGCGAAGCGCTCACGCCAAGAAGGAGGTGTGGTAATGCGCGTCGGCATCCGGGGCGGTGCTGGCAGCAATCAGTACAGCAAGGATGCAGCCGGAAACCCCGGCGGCGATACCCGCCACTGGCGCTACATCGAGTACGGCACAGAACACAACCCAGCGGCACCATTCATGCGTCCGGCCTTTCAGGCGAACGTACAGAACGTTACCGACCGGTTCGCCACTGAGCTGAACAAGGAAATCGAAAGCGCGCTGGGTGGCCTCTGATGGCCGCCCCGATCTTTGCGGTATGCGTTGCTGATCCGGGCGTTCAGGCGCTGCTCGGCGTGTCACCCACGCGGCTTTACCCTTTCGGCGAAGCGCCAGAGGGCGTTGCCAAGCCGTACGCGGTCTGGCAGGTCATCGGAGGCAGCCCCGAGAACTACCTTGCAGGTCGTCCGGATGTGGATGGCTACACGCTTCAAGTTGACGTATACGGCGACTCTGCATCGTCCGCCCGTGCAGTGACAGAAGCTCTGCGGGACGCTATTGAGCTTACCGCTTACATCACTCGCTGGGGCGCCGAGTCCCGCGACCCGGCCACAAAGTCATACCGCAGCAGCTTCGACGTGGACTGGATGGTTCACCGGTAACCCGTTTTCAAACACAACAGCCCGCCAAGCGCGGGTTTTTTATTGCCCGACATTTGGAGAACGCTATGTCGATCCTTTCGCAAGGAACCCAGATTTACGCACTCGTCCCGCCGGTTTCCGGTACCGGGCCGAAAACTGTGCTGGCCATTGAGTGCGCCACCGCATTCAGCCCCGGCGGCGCACCGGCTGACCAGATCGAGGACACCTGTCTCGAAGACAACGAGCGCAGCTACAAAAAAGGCTTGCGCACGCCGGGTCAGGCATCGTTGACGGTCAATGCTGACCCGAACAACGCGAGCCATATTCGTCTGCACCAGCTTTCCGAGGCCAATGGTGACACTACCATCGACTGGGCTGTTGGCTGGTCTGACGGCACCGCAGCACCGACTCTGGACGCTGACACTGGCGGCTTTGAACTTCCAGAAACTCGCACCTGGTTCACTTTTCGTGGCTACGTCTCCGACTTCCCGTTTGACTTCGCTGCAAACGCCGTTGTGAGCACTGCCGCAACCATCCAGCGTTCCGGCGGCTCCGCCTGGATTCGCAAAGTCACCCCACCCGCAGCGTAAGGCTAAACCATGAATCTGGCTGAATTGAAAAAGAAAGGCGCTGTAGTTGCTGAAACTTTGGTGAAAAAGGAGGTGCAGTGGACGCACTCCGACCCCAAGGGCAAAAAGGTGACCGACAAATTCACCGTGCACGTTCGTCGTCACACTTACGGCAAGATGGAAGTCTTGTTCGCAAGCGATGACCCTGAAAAATCCAGGAACGCCAGCTATCTGTCCGAAACCATCCTGCTTGGCCCAAAAGGGGATGAGCCACTGCCGTACGAGGACGCCATGAATCTGGATCCTGAGCTCGGCTGGGCACTGATGAAGGCTGTAAACGAGGTGAATCACCCAGCAAAAAGCTGACCCCTGCTGATGAGCTGATGCATGAGCTTGTGCTCAACGGTATAGGGGGCTGCACGATCGCAGATGCCAAGGCCAACATCAGCTGGTCAGAGGTGTTAGCGTGGTCTGCATATCGGGACAAGTACGGATCGCTGAACCCGATGCGCAGAAGCGAGCTGTCGAGCGCGATTATCGCTTTCCAGATCAACCGTGCCAACGGCGGTACTGCCGAACTCATCGACTTCATGCCCAATGCAGAGCGCGTCGTAGAAGTCACGCTTGAACAGGCGATGAGTGAGTGGGTTTGACCGGCGCCTTCGTATCGGCCTGTTCCATGTCTACGAGTTATCCCGCTTCGGCGGGTTTTTATTGCCTGGAGAAAACCTATGGCGTCAAGATCGCTTGGCACATTGACGCTGGATCTTATTGCTCGAATCGGCGGATTCCAGCAGAACATGGACCGTGCTTCGCAGTCGGTCACGCGCACAGGTGCTGCTGCTGACGCTGCGTCGGCGCGGGTAGCCGCTATGCAAGGGCAGATGTTGTCCCTCTCGAACATGGCGGCGAGCATCGCCGGGCCGCTGTCGGCTGCTTTCAGCGTGAGCGCGATTTATAACGCGTCAGAGGCTTACACATCTCTGACCAGCCGCCTCAAACTGGTTACGGAAAGCTCCGCAGAGCTCGCGACTGCCCAGAATGCCGTTTTTGCTATCGCCCAAAGCGCATATCAGCCGTTGAGCGCGACCGCCGAGCTGTACCAGCGGATCGCGACCAACCAGAAAGAGCTGAAGCTGACTGGCGAAGGCGTTGCTGGCGTTGTGGGCACCATCAGCAAGACGCTGGCGGTTTCCGGCGCGTCTGCAGCTTCGGCGAACGCTGCGCTGGTTCAGCTGGGCCAGGCATTCGCGTCTGGCGTGCTGCGCGGCGAAGAGCTGAATAGCGTCATGGAACAGGCCCCGGCACTGGCGCAGGCCATCGCGGCGGGCATGGGCAAGACTGTGGGCGAGCTGCGGGCCTTGGGTGCGGAGGGCAAGCTCACAGCTGATTCCGTTGTGAAGGCTTTGCAGTCGCAAGAAAAGGCAGTTGCAGACCTGTTCAACAAAACCGCCGTGACGATCGGCAACAGTATTACCGCGACGGGCAACTCTCTGACTCAGTTCGTCGGACGGATGGATCAGGCGAGCGGAGCCAGCGCGGCGATATCGGCAAACATCGTCAAGTTTTCACAATCCATTGATGGGTTGACGAAGGACTTCGGGGCAACCTCGAAAACATTCGAGCAGATTTCAGGCGCAGCCGAGACGCTGGCTTACGTCTTTGGCGCACGCCTGGCTGTCGCCGCTGCGCAGGGCGCCGCCAGTTTCGCGATAGCGACGAAGGCATCGATCATGCAGGCCGGCGCACTGGCATACTCGACCACGCAGAGCATTCGCAGCGCGGCCGCAGAGGCAGAGTCTTCAAAACAGGCGCTGCTCAATGCTGAAGCCAAAAATGCTGATGCTCGCGCCATGCTTGCTCGAGCAAACACCGAGATTGCGACTGCTGGGCAGAAAGTGGCGGCTGATCGAACTCGGCAGCAGTCAGAGATCAATAACCTGAAGAGCGTTCAGTCCGCCTTGGCAGCTGAGCGAGTCCTCGAAGAACAGCGCTTATCAGCTCAGATCAGCGAGCAGGGTCGCGCTGCTGCCCGAAATCGTATGGCTCTGGCGCGCCTGGATGAAGTTGCGATTATCAGGCAGATACAGGCCGCTGAAACCAGTCTTGCGGCCACGACCGTCGCGACCTCTGCCGAGATTCAGGCGTCGTATGCCGCCAGAAGCGCGGCAGTGGCAGCGGCGGGCGAAACGAAGCTTGCTGTCGATGCGGCGTCCAGAGCATCCGACGCCGCTACCGCAGCAGCGTCAAGAACTAGCACCGCGATGGTGGCCGCATCCGCTGCAGGCCGCGGCGTTCTCGGCCTGTTGACTGGTCCAGTTGGCCTGATCGCAATGACGGCACTGGTTGCTGCCTCATTCATCGACTTCGGCGGTGCAGCGGACAATGCCAGCAAGTCGTTGATTGATCACAATGCGACAATTGATGAGTCGGTCAAAAAATACAAAGAACTCAGCGCCGAGCAGCAGCGTTACCAGACCGATAAATGGGCAAAATCCCAGAAAGACGCAATGGCGTCGGCAGCCGAGGATCTTGCTGCTTATTCAAAAGTCGCCCGCGAAGGTATTTATTACGTTGCTGGCGACCGGGCGGAGCTGGGTAGACAGCTGACCAAGATGCTGGCCGAGGTTAAGGACGGAACCCGATCCCTCGATAGTGTTACCCAGTGGTCACAGGATGACGCGAATATCTTGCCTGGGCGCATTAAACAGCTCACCGAAATGTCGGCGTCCTACTCTGCGAACGCTACCGAGGCTGCCAACTTTAAGGCAAAGCTTGATGGTGTTGACTCGTCAACCAGGGCAGCCACAGCAAGCGCGAAAGGTCTGGCAGATGTTCAAGCAATTTCAGGTGGGCAGACCAAGGGTCAAATCGCCGACTGGGAAAAGTATGTTGCGAAGCTGAAAGAGACTCGAGACCTTTTTGGGGCGAATGCTGACGCGCGAGCGAAATACACTGCGGACCAAATGGGTCTCACCGCTCAACAGCGTGAGCAGTCCAGAGTTATATCCCAGCAACAGGATGTGCTTGAAAAGTACAAGGAAGCGGTCAAGGACAACGACAAGGTTCAGCAGGCCGCGCTCAAAAGGCAGTTGATCGGCTTATATACGGCAGAGCAGGCTGCAGAAGATGCGGCAGCGGCGGCGAAACGTGCTCATATCGAGTCGTCTAAAGCTGCTGAAGACAGCTCAACGATTCAAATCAGGGAAATGAAACGGGTCATTGATTTCGCGACCAATGTCAATAAGAGCGCGAGCTTTCTGACTGGTCGGAACATGCTGCTATTGGAGGGCGATGTATCGGGAAAAAGCATGATCCCCCAAGGGGGTGAGGCTCCGAAGCCCAGTGTAGATCCGCGCAAAGACCCAATGACGCGAGCCAATGCCGCGATCTCGATGATCAACGAAACAACTGACCCCAATAAAAGCCAAACAAAATTCAGAGAAGATTCCGCGCAGAAAGTCCTCGATCAGGCCCGTCAGCAATACGCGGTACTGAAAGAGCAGTCTGTGTTGCTTGGCGCTCAGAAGGGCGACATCGACAAAATCGGCGCTGCCTCCCGCGAGTTGATCAAGTGGGAGCAGGAACTTGCGGACATCAAGTCCAAGCAAACACTGACCGCCGAGCAGAAGTCCTTACTGGCCAAGCAGGATTCGATCACCGCTGATCTGAAGCGCAATGCCGCGCTTGAGAAAGAAAACGAGTTGCGCAAAATTGCCCTGGAAGAGGCGAAAAAACTTGCCGCGTTTCAGGCGAGTGTCAGCGAAGGAAATCGATCGGTTAAGTCCGGTTACAGTCAGCAACTGGCTGGAGCAGGGATGGGTGATAAGCAGCGTGAGCGCCTGCAGGAAATGCTCGCCATTGAAGAGGACTTCAACAAGCAACAGCGTGATTTGGTTCTTCAGCGTAACACTGGCGATATCAGTGACGACCTCTACAGCAAAGAAACTGAAGTCATCAGGTCAGCGATGATCGAGCGGCTACAGATTCAAAGGGATTATTACGGTGAAGTTGACGTAGAGCAGACCAAATGGATGGATGGTGTTGATCGTGCGTGGCAGAACTATGTCAACTACGCGCAAAACTATTCAGCCCAAGCTGCGGACTTCGTATCGGGAACTTTGGCCGACGCTACGAATGGATTGGGGGATATGTTTGCTGACGTTGCCACCGGCGCAAAAGATGCTGGAGACGCAGTAGCGGATTTTGCCGGGAACATGGCGAAGTCGATGATCAACGCGCTGGCGGATATGGCTGCTCAGTGGCTTATATACCAAGGTGTCCAGTTGCTCATGAGCAAGAGCGGGCAATCAGCCGCAGCCACCGGTCTGATCGCCAACGCGCAAGCGGCATCGGCTCAGGCGGCTTTGAATGCGTACGCATCGACAGCAGGCATCCCGCTTGTTGGCCCTGCGTTGGCACCTGCGGCGGCGTTGACAGCGACTGCGGCAACCATGCCAATGGTCGCTGCAGTCACCACGTCGGCGCTGGCCGGTATGGCTCACAACGGTATGGACAACATTCCCAAGGAAGGCACCTGGCTGCTCGACGGCGGCGAACGAGTGCTCAACCCGAACCAGAACCGGGACCTGACGAAGTACCTCGCTGAAAAGTCTGACGGCGGAGGCGGTGGGTCTACGCCAATCAAAATAGACGCCACTGTAGTCGTTCAGGCGCAGCCCGGTATGAGCCAGGCAGAAGCTGCCAGTCAGGGTGCTGCAGCGTCCCAGGCGTTTACTCAACAGACGCTGAACGTTCTGCAGCGTGAGATGAGGCAGGGCGGATTGCTTTGGAGGCGCACGTAATGGCTGAGACATTCGGCTTTGATGTACAGGTGGGCGCTTCCGGCGACGTGTCGCAGCGCACCTGGTCGAACGACTTCGGCGACGGCTACAGCCAGTCCGGCGGGTTGGGTATCAACAACAAGTCGCAGGCCTGGGACGTGTCGGTAACCGGCAAGTTCGGTGCTGGGCAGAAATTGCAGCAGGTCCGCGACTTTCTGGATCGGCAGGAGGGCTATAAATCGTTCCTATGGGCGCCGCCCGGCGGTGCTCAAGGCCGATACCGGGCCAACGGATACAAGCTTTCAACTCTCGGCGCCGGGCTGCACACGATGTCGGTGACCTTCAAACAGGTTTTTAATCCATGATGCGGCGCTGCCGCGAGCATATGATATGAAAAGATCTCGAAATTCAAAACACCAGGCTGCGCGAACTGCTGGATCTGAAAACACCAACAGTTCGCAAACGCTGCGCAGAAAATCCCTAACTGCTGCATGGTCTATATCTATGGCCGAGGACTGCCATGGTAGAAAGATTGCATCAGGATTTAAGCTTTGCCTGTTATCGCCGTGACGAGATTGTCGACGTAGCCGTCATGCAGGTCTTTGTTGATGCCTTCATAGTTCTCGCGCTTTAATGCCCTCAGTTCGTTGGCCAGCGCGTTTGATGCTGATTCGTTCCCAGCGGCGATGCTTCGCCCCAGTACCATAGCAACATTCAAATTGAAGATTATGGAAGTTCTAAGTGCTTGCTCAAGGCTATAGAGCCGTTCATCGATAGTCATCTCATTCGACATTATGATCTCCTAATTTAATTTCCGATTAGATTGGTTTTATCTTGCTGAGCCTGTCGTTTGAGTTTTCACTATTAACTCCCACAATATCTCTTTCTTGGCGTCAGTGTGCTGATGTTTATTTTGTGGTGGAAAAGGGTCGTATTTGTTTGAGGTTATTTCGTCCCCGCATCCAACGCACCGGTATATTCCAGATACCGGAACAATATCGCCAATCTCATAATGCGTGCGCCAATAGACTGCGGTTTGTTCGTCTGATTGGTTTAGGTACTTCGAAGTGTGTGATGCGTATTGGGCCATAACAGAAACTCCATTTACTGGGACGCTAACGCTACTCCACATGGATCCAATCTTGTTACTGGGCATTTACCCACACTGGATGGGCGAACAGCTTTTTTGGTTTAACCGAAAAAGCCTGCTTCTCCTCAAGTGTTGTTTCTTCTTTTTGGTGGACACCATGATTTACAGCGCGGATATCCAGAAACTGGAGCCCGGTAACCAGATTCGTTTGTACGAACTGGATGGCACGCGCTTGGGCGCTACGCTCTGGCGGTTCCATGGGCATGAACACGAAGGCGACATCATCTGGCAGGGCCAGCTGTACTCGCCGATTCAGATCGAGGCCAGCGGCTTCGACATTCGGGGCGACGGCAGGCCTGCGACCCCATCGCTCAGGCTGGCCAACGAGCTGTCCGGCATCCGTGGTGCAGTCTCAGCGCTGTGCTTGCAGTTCGGCGACCTGGCTGGCGCCCGCTTCACCGTGATCGAGACGTTCAAGCACTTTCTCGACGCAGCGAACTTCGCCGAGGGCAACCCGGACGCTGCCGATCAGTGCCGAACCAGCATTTGGAACATCGAGCAAAAGACCGAGGAAGACAGGGCTTCTGTCAGCTTCGAGTTGTCGAGCCCCATCGACATGGAAGGCCAGCAGCTGCCGTCCCAGCAGATCACCAAGCTCTGCCGCTGGGCGTGCCGTGGGCAATACCGGCAAGAGGCCTGCGCTTACACCGGTACTGCGATGTTCACCAAAAAGAACGAGCCCACCGACAACCCGGCGCTGGACCGCTGCGGCGGCTGGTGGAGCAGCTGCAAGTTACGCGGCAACACACGCCGGTTCGGCGGATCCATGGGCGCGAGCCTCATCACGAAGGGGTAACCATGCGAATCAATCAAAAGCTTCAGGACGACATGCGTTCGCACGCCGAACGGTCGTATCCCGCTGAAGCCTGCGGCGTGCTGATCAAGACCGGCACCGGCCGCGAGTATGTGCCGTGCGGCAACGTGGCCACCAACCCGCTGCAGCACTTCCTGATCGACAAACATGACGCTGCGGCGGCAGAGGATCGGGGTGAGGTGCTGGCCATCGTGCACAGCCACCCGGACCGGGCCGCAACACCCAGCATGACCGATCTTGTCAGTTGCGAGCTCCACGAGTTGCCTTGGGCAATCGTCGGCTGGCCCGGCGGGGATATCCAGTGGTTCAAGCCGAGCGGCTTCCAGGCGCCGTTGCTGGGCCGGGACTTCTCGCACGGTCTTCTGGACTGCTGGGCGGCCTGCCGTGACTGGTACGCCCGCGAGGCTGGGCTGGCGCTGCCGAACTTCGAGCGCAAGGAATGGTGGTGGGAGGATCCGGATAGCCCGAGCCACTACGAAGACAATTACGAGGCGTGCGGCTTCGAGAAGGCCAACCAGCCACAGCGTGGCGACATGATCGTTTTCCAGATCCCGACCGTGGGCAGGCGGTGCCATTTCCCGAACCACGCCGCGATTTATCTGGGAGCGGATGCCAGCCTGGTCAGCGAATCAGCGCCCGCACTCGGCGGCTCCGGCCCGTTCATCTATCACCACATGCCCGGGCGCCTGGCAACTCGCGAGGTTTACGGCTGGTCCATGGCCAACCGGGTGAAGCTGATCCTGCGACACAAGGAATACGCCCAATGACCATGCGTACCATCAAGCTTTACGGCGTACTGCGAAAGCACTTCGGCCGCGAATACACAATCGACGTGCACAGCGTCCGCGATGCGGTAAACGCGCTGTGTGCCATGAAGCCTGGCTTCGAGAAGTTCCTGCGCACAGGCGAAGAGCGCGGCCTTGTGTTCAGCGTTTTCTGTGGCAAGCGGAACGCCGGAGCTCAGGAGTTCGATCTGCAGGGCAGCGACGACAGCGAGATTCGCATCGTGCCGCTGATTCAGGGCAGCAAGCAGGCCGGTCTGTTTCAGGTTGTGCTGGGCGTTGCGCTCGTTGTTGGCGGCATCTTCAGCGGTGGCACCACAACAGGAATGGGGCTTGCGCTGCTGAGTGCTGGTGCTGCTGTCGGCTTGGGTGGCGTGGTGCAGATGCTGTCGCCGACGACCAGTGCCAGCGTGTCGAGCAACAACGAGGACGGAAATAATCCAAGCTACGGCTTCGGCGGCGCGGTTACAACGGTCGCCCAGGGCAACCCCTACCCGGTGCTTTACGGCGAGCGGGAGATTGGAGGTGCCGTGGAATCCGGCGGCATCTACACGCAAGACAATATCTAAAATTTTCGTTTGATAACTTATAGCTTGTTGTCTTTGTTCTGCTGGCCTTCTATTTTAGTACTATTTGCTTTAATCTTAAGTTTGGCCTCTTCGATGCCTGAGCCAATATTAAGTGCGGCTGCCTTTGCTAACCTACTTTGACTGAAGATAGTTCCAAGGCTTAAGGTTTTCTCTGTAATTTCGTCTCTTTCCTCTTGTCTAAACTTTTTGAAATCTTGATCCAGTTTTTTGATATGTTTTAGCATCAGTTGCGCTAGCTCCCAGCTGGAGCAGCTACAATGGATATAGTCATTTTCTCTGACATACCAGATTTTTATGAGCTTTGATTTTACTGGCTCTCCGTTTGGGAGTGTTGGTTCAATGAAGAAGTTTGTTGTCATTACGTTTTCCTTGAATGTTTGGTTTTTGTCTGAACGGTAAGCCAGTTTTATTGGCTCGGATTATTGTTGTAGCACGGTTTCGTAGGATAACAAATGCTATCGTCAAACCTTAATAAAAAGTGGCCGCTTGGTTCACTGTCAGAAGACATCTTTTTGAAGACGGCTCATGAGCACGAATGGTCCGTGGTCGGCTCTAAAGGAGGTGAGGCCAAGCAGAAGCAGCCTACGATCACGGAGAACGGGACGCCCTCGCTGGCGACGGCGCGGATCGTTTACTTGTGGAGCTGGGGTCCCATCGTCGGGCCAGTGAATGGCCTACGGTCGGTTAAACTCGACGGCACACCGCTGGTGGGCGAGGACGGGACGGTAAATTACCCAGGCGTGAAGTGGCAGTTTCGCAATGGCGAGCTGAACCAGACGCGTTTGGAAGGTATCGCCGAGTCGAGCAACGAAGTCGACGTAAACCAGCAGCTACTCAGCACGACGCCATACCTGCGCACCGTGAACAACCCGGTGCTGGACGCGCTGCGTGTGCGCCTGAGCTGGCCGCAGCTTCAATCGCAGGACCAGAGCGGCAACGTCAACGGCGTGCGGATCGATTACGCCATCGACATCGCCACGGATGGCGGGCCATTCGTTCAGGTGCTGGCCTCGTTCGTCGACCGCAAGAACGTCACGAAGTACGAGCGCAGCCACCGCCTCGACTTGCCAGCGGGCAGCCGCTGGACGATGCGCGTGCGCCGGATCACACCAGAGGCCAACAGCTCGCTGGTGCAAGACGCCATGTTCGTCGAGGCCGTGGCCGAGGTCGTGGATAGCGATCAGGAATTCCCGCTTACGGCCGTGGGCTGCATCGAATACGACGCCCAGCAGTTCGGCGGCGATATTGCCAAAATCGCTGTGCTGATGCGTGGGCGCATCGTTAGCGTGCCGACTAACTACGATCCGGAGTCACGGACCTACGCTACGTCTGGTGCTGGCACAAGTGGAGGTATCTGGGACGGTACGTTCAAAGAGGCCTACACCAACAACCCGGCGTGGGTCTGCTACGACCTCGCGCTGAACCCTTACTACGGCTTGGGTCACCGCATCGATGCCACGATGGTGGACCGCTGGAGCCTGTATCGCATCGGGCAGTACTGCGATCAGATGGTCCCGGACGGGCAGGGTGGCATGCATCCGCGGTTGACCTGCAACATCTACCTGCAGAAGCAGGCCGACGCCTATGCCGTGCTGCAGGACCTTTCTTCCATCTTCCACGGTATGAGTACGTGGGATGGCAGCCAGATCACGTTCAACGCTGATATGCCCGGAGACCCGGTTTACACCTACAACCCGGCGCAGATTCTCGGCGGCGACATCAAATACTCGGGCACGCGCGCGCGCGACCGCCACAACCTGGCAATGGTCAGTTGGGACAATCCGGCCCAAGGCTTCGATACCGACAAAGAACCGGTGTTTGATGATGAGGTGCTGGCGCAGACGGGGTCGGTCAATGAAATGACCGTTGACGCTTACGGCTGCACATCACTTGGGCAGGCGCAGCGGGCGGGCCAGTACGCACTGATCACCGAGCAGACCCAAACGCGAGGCGCGACATTTCGCGTCGGGCTGGATGGCGGTATTCCGAAAACCGGCCAGATCATTGCTGTGGCCGATCCCATGCTTTCAGGCCGCGCCAACGGCGGACGTATCAGCGCCGTGGCTGGTCGTGTGGTCACGGTAGACCGCGATATCGATCTGTCCACCGGCGCCAAGCTGCGCGTGAACCTGCCAAGCGGTAAGACAGAGGCCAGGGTGATTGCATCGCTCAGCGGTCGACGTGTGACGCTGGCGGCCAGCTTCAGCGAAGTGCCAGAGCCGGAGTGCGGCTGGATACTCGAGTACGACGACCTCAAGACCATGCAGTTTCTGGTGCGCAACATCACCCGGCCTGAGTGGCACCAGTACCAGCTGGAGTGCATCCAGCACGAACCGAGCAAGTTTGCGGCAATCGACTCGGGCGCAGTGTTGGACATACGCCCGATCAGCGGCATTCCGGTCGGCGTGCAGGTCGCGCCCGGCGCCGTGTTCGTCACTCAGCATGTGGTGATCGAGCAGGGTATCGCCGTCACGTTCATGACAATCAGTTGGGACGCTGCACCTGGTGCGGTCAGCTACGACGTGGAATGGAAGTGGGGCGCTCGGGAGTGGGTCAAGGTGCCGCGCACCGGCGAGCTTTCGGTGGACGTGCGCGGGATATACTCCGGCCAGTACATGGCCAGGGTGCGCGCCGTCAGCGCGCTGAATGTCTCGTCTCTGCCGACCAGCTCGCTGCTGACCAACCTGCAGGGCAAAACCAGTTTGCCGCCTGCTGTGACGTCGTTGACCGCTGCATCGCTGATTTTCGGTATCGGCCTGAAATGGACTTTCCCACCTGGTGCAGAGGATACGCAGCGGACGGAAATCTGGTACGGGCCGTCCACCGAGCTGGCCAAGGCCACGAAGCTCAGCGACCTGGCGTATCCGCAATCTGAATACGTCATGCAAGGGCTGTTGGCGGGCGTGACTTTCTTCTTTTGGGCACGCCTTGTAGACCGCACTGGAAACATCGGCCCATGGTATCCGGTCGGCAACGGCGTCATGGGACAGGCCAGCAGCGATGCCGGTCCGATCCTTGAGCTGATTGCCGATCAGATCAGCGAAACTGAGCTGGCTCAGAGGCTTCTGGAACGAATAGATCTGATCGATGGCGACGGGCCGGGATCAGTCAACGAGCGTCTGGACGAGCTGAAGTCTGAGATCGGGGAAATCACCGATGCGCTGGTCTACGTCCCGACTGACGCCTATGTCCGCGACAACACGGTGCGCGTGGGCGACAACCTCTGGACGGCCATCGTGAACGTCCCGGCGAATGCCAGCGGCGCGAATGGTCCGCCCAACCCGACGTACTGGGTGAACAGCGGTCAGTCGATCCGCACGGCCTACGCTCTTGCAGCGCAGGTCACGAAGAATACCGCAGACATCACCACAGTGGACGGGAAGACCTCAGCCACGGCCACCCAGCTCCAGGCGGTGCAGGCCGCTTCGAGAGGGGACGCCGGGGACGGCGATCTGCTTGACGCGCTAAACGGCTGGCAGAGCACAGCCAGCGCAGCACAGGAAGTGAAGATCAGGGCCGAAGATGATTTTGCGCAGGCCCAGCGCACCACGACGCTTCAGGCTCGTGTAGGCACCAACGAAGCTCGGATTGCCACAGTCGAAACGACTACCGCGACAGATCGAGAGACGACGGCGCAGCAGATATCTACGCTCACTGCGTCTATCGGCACGAATCAGGCTGCCATCCAGTCCGAGGCTACCGCCAGGGCGACCGCAGACGGCGCGCTGTCAACGCGTCTCGAGCAAGTGCAGGCAGTAGCAGGCGATGCCAGTGCAGCAGTGCAGGTGGTAAGTGCTGCTCAAGCCAGCACGGATAGAAGGCTGTCGGCGCAGTTTACGGTCAAGCTTCAGGTTACCTCGAACGGCCAGTATGTAATGGCGGCAATCGGAGCCGGTATCGAGAACGTGGGCGGCGTTCTGCAGAGTCAGATTCTTATGTCAGCTGATCGCTTTGCGTTGGTGAACACGCTGGCGGGCGGCGCGATATCGACGCCGTTTGTTGCCCAGAACGGCCAACTTTTCCTCGGCCCCACCTTCATTATGGATGGCACGATTACCAACGCGAAAATCGGAAGCTTCATCAGCTCTACTGACTACGTGGCTGGGCAGCGTGGGTGGATATTGCGCAAGGATGGAACGCTCGAGATCAATGGGTCAGGCGCTGGCGGCGGCCGACTGGTGGTAACCAATCGATCGGTCCGGGTCTACGACGGAAACAGCGTCAAACGCGTGCAGTTGGGAGATCTCAGCGAATGAGCAATGGAATGAGGGTGTGGGGCGCAGACGCTGCGCTCCAGCTGGACGAAACATCCTTCACGATCCGGGTTTCACTCAGCACGCTCGTGACGTTTTCCGGGAGCGGTAAAACCAGTCAGGACTTTTCCGTTCCGGGAGTAGGGCCGTCTAACGGTGTCGCTATCGTCGTTCCGGTAGGGGTTTACGATAACAATCAAAAACAGCTGGAAACCGAATTATTGGAAGGTGTGGCGAGGGTCTATAACCACACCAGAACCTATGGATCAAGCACTGTGGCCTCGGGGACGATGAGACTTATTGTTATGAGGTTTTCCTGATGACCTATGGCCTGGAGTTTTCAAATAACAGCGACGTCGTGGTCTTGGATTCGGAGTACGCTCGTTTGATGGTTATCGCCTCTGGGCGTTATCAACCAACTGAGGAAAGCGGACTTGGCTCCACTACTTACTTTGCACGGCCTGTTACATCGCAAGAGCCACCGCTAGTCTTTGTTCGGCCGGATACAGTGAATGCGATTGCGGGGCTTTGCAGGATGAGGCTGATAGGCTCGGCCGGTAACTGGACTGGTTTTTACGTGCGGGCTTATAACGTAAACACCGCGCAACCAAACGGTCGATATTTTGTCGCGCAGTTCGGGGCTCAACCTGTTGCTGACTATGGAATGCGTCTATGGGATGGAAGCACAAAGCTGCTTTTCGACTCAGGCACGGCGAATGCCAATTTCACTCGATCATTTCAGAACTGGACATATGTTACAGCTGATCGTGACGCACAGGGGCTCACGCGATGTTACTACTCGGTCCCATTCAATTTCCCGGAGAACGAATATCTTTTGATTAATTCTTTTGGGATGCCGCTGAATGCAGGGAGTGCAATTCCGCGTGATCTTTATTGTTGGTGGGACTTTCCGAATTCCACTTTATATGCGATCACGGTCGCTTCCTCTAATCCAATCGCGTTCTTCTTGCCTGCTGTTTTCGCAAAGATGAGCGTTTAATTAAATTTGTAGAGTGAATAACTATGCCGTGGCTTAGAGGCGGAACTGTGTCCGTTACAAACGGATCGACTTCTGTAGTTGGCGTGAACGCTGGGTTTGATGCGAACGCACGTGTAGGAGATGCTTTCATCGGTCCGGACGGCCTTAATTATGAAGTCGCGAATGTGGCCAGCCCTACGGTGATTTCAATTCTGCCAGCTTACAAGGGGCCGACTGTCAGCGGTTCTGCCTATGCAATCATGCCCGTTCAGGGCTACCCGAAGTTGTTGGTTGATGCATTCAATCAACTCAGGGTTCAGTTCGGCGACAAGATGGCGGCGCTGGGCACGACCGGCAACTACGACACGTTGCCGGTGCTGAAGGGTGGTACCGGTGCTGTAGATATTCCGGGGGCGCTCACTAATCTGGGCTTGAGAGGCGGGTCGAACGACATCCTGGTGAAGAGCATCGGGCTTCGTGGCGTGCCGGTTGGCTACAACACCCAAGGGCTTTACTTTGGGTGGAACGGCAACGGCGACGGAGGGGCGAACTATATCTGCAACCGCGGTGGCGGCGCAGGCGGGCACGCATGGTGGTCTGTGAACTCGGACAACACCGCTGCCGGACCGGTAATGACGTACTCCTATAGCGGCGTTCTTTCCGTCGCTCAGTTAAGCGTCACCCAGAGCCCAATCGCCATATCTTCGGGCGGGACTGGTGCCACCAATGCTGCGCAGGCGCGCACCAACCTTGGCTTTGCCGCCGGAGGATCGTTCGTCTCTGGATCAATGGAGCTTATCGGGCCGACGCCGTACATCGACTTCCACTACAACAGCACTACCGCCGACTACGACGTAAGACTGATGAACAGTGGTGCCGGGACTTTGACTCTTGCTGGAAAATTCGCTTCGACAGGTACGTGGTGCCGGGGCGGAGCTACGGCAGGGCAAGGCAGCACGGTTTACAATTTCAACTGGACCGGGTCTAACGTGGACGTGTGGATTGACACCACCTACGTCGGAACGATGACGCTTTTTACGTCGGACTACCGCATCAAGAAGTACATCAAGGACGCTGCAACTCCTTCCTATCTGGATAGGATCGACGCCTATCGCATCGTAACCTACCAACGCAAGAACTTTGGGGACGTTTTCAAAGGGGGTACTACAACCTTCCAAGGCTTGATTGCCCACGAAGCGCAGGCGGTGAACCCTTTCGCCGCTTCCGGTGAAAAAGACGGAGTAGATGCGGAAGGCAACCCATTAATCCAACAGCTCGACCCGATGGCGCTGATCACGGATCTGATTGGCGCCGTCAAAGAGCTGCGCGCCGAGGTGATCGCGCTTAAGGCTTCGATGCAGTCCCCGCCGGAGCAGGCCGCAGCGTAACGAAATAACAGCGGCACCCGCACCCCGCCATCGAGCGGGTATTTTTTTGCCTGGAGAAAGACATGCCTGTAACCGAAAAAGATCGCGACGTATTAGCTCGAACCCTGTGGGGCGAGGCGCGTGGCGAGGGGTTGCCTGGACAGATCGCCGTAGCTTGGTCTATTCGCAACCGCGTGGAAATGGATCTGCATAACGACGGAAAACCGGATTGGTGGGGGGAAGGCTATGCCGGCGTATGCCTCAAGCCTTGGCAGTTCAGCTGCTGGAATAAAAACGACCCCAACTACCCGTTCCTCAGTGGCGCAAAGGCGATCCCGTTCCGCGAGTTCGCCCAGGCTCGAATCGCAGCTGACCAGGTCATTGAGGGCAAGCAGCCGGACCCGACTGGCGGTGCCACTCATTATTATTCAACCACAATGCCAAAAGCTCCGACGTGGGCGGCCAAGGCTCGGCAAACGCTCAAGCTCGGGCATCACATCTTTTTCAAGGATGTTCCATGAGCCAATTCTATTCACGACTCGGGGCGGCGTTGTTGATCCTGCTGGCCGTGGCTGGTGCGCTGTACGGCGCATACCGGCACGGCGCGAACGTCACGGATATGGCATGGCAGGCGAAGTGGGCCAAACAGATCAGCACCCAGTCACAGGCCGTGGCCACCACCACGAACGAATATCGAACCGAAGAGCAACGCCGCCAGAAAGCGGCCAACCAGGTGGCAAATGATGCGAGACAAGAACAGACCGCTGCGATCGCTGATGCTGTTGTCGCTGACGCTTCTGGCGACCGGCTGCGCAGTGAAGCCGGAAAGCTGGCAGCTTCCGCTAGTTGCGTGCCCAACGATCCCAGAATTGCCGCTCGAGGCAAGAACGCCACCCGCGCCGCCATGGTGCTCTCCGACCTGCTCAGCCGGGCTGACGCGCGAGCGGGAGAGCTGGCACGCTACGCTGATCAGCTCAGAATAGCGGGGAAAGCGTGCGAAGCGGCGCACAGCTCCTTGCGATGAACAAACCCGCTCAGTGGAGGGCCGGGGTAGATCGGACAGGGTGGGGGTGAAATGGAAAAGCCCAACGCTATGGCTGGGCTATTTATTTCTACTTATTATATTATTACCGCTTTGCCAAAAAGAAGATTTCTAAAGCCAAGTTCTACGGATCGCTCAAGGCTCTGAGAGGGGACGTTCGCAGAGAAACTGCCAGCAGCATAAGGTCCTACTTCATACGGGCTGAATAATACGGTCAGACCTTTTTCAGTTATTACGCAGTTGTCTTCTGGATGGGAGTTTACGCCTGCATTGATCCACTTCATTGCTTCGCTATCTGGAAAATCGCCCATTCTTTCCCAGTACTCTCGCTGGATGTCTTGAATACATGCTTTTATAATAATGTTCTTAGCAGCTTGCCAGTCGTCAAAAAGCTCAACAATTTCTAGTGGAAAGATCTTTGATCCTACAATCGCAAAGTTATGACATTCGAAATTGGTGTTCGGATGCGCTGCTCCTGCGCCATACAAGCCGACGGTATAGGACAGACTGACGAAGTGCTCGTCTGCATAAGATATGCTGTAGTGGTCCCAGCGACCATTGTTTGTTCCGAAGCAGCTATCTTCATTCGTCTGATGCCACGGCCTGCTACGACTTTTAAGCAAGGTATTATATGCTCGTCCCGCAAAGATGTTAGATAAGGCGATGGCTGCGTCAGGTAGAGTTGCAGAGGTAAATCGGGGGTAGCTAATTTGGATATTATGACCCGGCATTCCCTCCCAGTCTTCAGAAATTGATTCTTCAAATACTCTAAATGGACCATGCGGGGCGCCAGTCTCTGATATTATCTGCTGCTCTATTTTTGCGAGTTCTAGCGATTTTAATACTTTTTCCCAAGACCCATTTTCGAAGTGGTAAACAAATTGAAGTCTATCGCTGATATGTGCGGGGACTTCGCATTGTTCCAGTAGAATGGGGATGATGTAGATGTCGGAAAGCAGTTTAGACTTTAGATTTTCCATGGCTTGATTTGCTTCACGCTGAACAAACCCCCTTTTATTGACGCTGGCTTGGCTCAGGAAAAGCATAACGACGTTCGAATCAGCGAGAGCTTGGTCGATTTCCCAGCTCCAATTTTGTCCAGGAACCAGCCGTTCGACGTCCATCCACGGTTCAAAGCCGCTGGCCTGTAATTTCGCATAGTAGGGGTGGACCTGAGCCTGATCCGCTTTTGTATAGCTCAGAAAAACCTTCAGCATAGGATCTCCTTGTCCATTTGTGAGGCCGGTACCCGTTGGGCTGTGATAAAGCTAGCATTACTGAGCCAAAACGGCCCTGAAATACACAAAAAAGGACTGCGTAAAACTCTAACTGATTGACTAATATAGATTGTTTGTGCTGGTCGGGGGGTTAGCCTGCGTCCACGCCTTGCAAACCGGGGCTGAGAGGTTCGAGGCTGGCATAAAATTATCATTATGTCATTATCGCCATTTTAATCAGGCTGGGTGGTCTATGAGTGATACAGGCTTTGCGATGTTGCTGAGCAATGTCAAAATTGAACCAGGCCTATTGCCATTTGAAATTGAACCTAAAATAACCATCGTTACGGCCGACGAGTTCCATTCGGCCGAGTTCGTAAAAATGATGGCGGCTGGCGGGTATTTTTCTCGCGGCACGGTACCGTTCCAAGCTGAGGTCGTAGAAATCGAGCAGGATGGATGGCGGCGTAGAGAATACCGTGCTCTTCCTGACGCGGTTCAATATGCAATCGAGTTTAGTGGCTATAACGAACATTTGGTGAACCTTCAGTATGCAGGGCTGCTTGCGTCACCAAAGTTCAGATTTGGAATGGAATCGGCGTATCGTGATCCGGGTAAGAAGGTCGTAGGTATACAACAGATGCTTTCCTATCATCAGCTTGAGCTGATGAGCGAAGGTAATAAACAGCCATACGCACATATTGACGAAACTTACCTGAATAATCTAAGTCATTATCATGGTAAGATTGCAAAGGGCTTCGCAGAGGGGTCGAGGGTAAGTAGGGCACTCGGTCTTTATGCGAATACAGACAGGTTGGAGACCGAATCCGCATTGCTCACGCTGTCGTATTTTTCGATCATCGAGTCTCTAGTCACTAATGGTCGAAGTGGCGGCGAAAGCATCACTAATCAGCTGAAGCATAAACTTCAATTAATTCTCCGTCGTGTTATTGGCGCTCCCGATGGCTCGACAATGTTCGGCGGAATGAAGTATGAAAAACTCTGGTCCAAGCTTTACTGTTTTCGAAGTGACATCGCGCATGGTAATAACTATGATTTTGTAAAAGACTACTCGGCGCTTGATTCAATTACTCGTGTTAATCTCTATCTCGACGGCGTGGTAGCTGCACTTATCCGTTTGGCAATTGATGAGCCCGTACTCGTTGAGGATCTTCGCGTTTGCTAATGGATGTGATTGATTGTATTTGGGGCTTACCAATTATGCTCAAATGGCATCATCTGCGCTGACCAGCCAAGGACAAGCATATTCAACGGCACATAAATGTAACGTGCTACCTTCAGTAATGTTTCGGGCCTAAGAGCTGCAGGAGTATAAAAACGGATGGCCATGATTCAACCGGTTTTTGTTTTTTAGACGACCCCCACGTCGCCCGCCCAAGGTTCAAGCGTGCGAGGGTTCTGAAACACTTCTGCTTGTGTGACTTCTGGGCTTTCAATGCTTCAATGGCGGGCTTTAGCAGCTTTAGCAGCTTTAGCAGCTTTACAGCTCTGCGCTCGGCCGCTGTTTTTGTTATGTCGGCCTTGCTCTTTGCCGGCTGGTTCTCAGCCCTGCCGGCCTCGATACTGACGGGAGGTCGGGCATTGATCGTCAAAAACTTGATGCCAGATAACCATGGGTCTTGAATGGAGAGACTGATTCTCATCAGTGGGGCAGCCGCAAGGTGGGGCTGTTCCTGAATAACGACTCGGGAGCGATCATGGAAATGACTGCAGATGGAGTGTATTGCAACACGCTCGTCGCCGTGTTTCATGCGGCATTCCGGCTTGGCTTTGATCCGTATGCTTTGGCGGTACAGGCCAAGCTTGATGTGGCGAGCTATCTTGAAATGCCACCGATGCTTTTGTTTGAAAGCGCAGAACGGGTGATTGATGAATCACTGCTAGTCGCAAAGCTGATCAACGAACGGT